TAAAACTCCCAAGTTCCTCCAAAATGAGCATTCATCTTGGCTACTGTGTCTAAATCAGAAGAAGTTGTCTCATATATTGTTCCAACTGGATAAAAGAAGTCTAACAGTCCTGATATTGTATTATTACTAAGACTGATTGTTTTATTGGTCAAGGTCTGTGTATCTGTCGTTCCTACAAAATCCCCACTTGGTAGTGCCTTATCTCCTAACAATTTTCTAACTGTTGCCCTTTTTGTAGAGCCAGTAATATCTTGAGATGTATCACTCTTATCTACAATTGCCAAGTAATCATTGGTCTCATTAACTTCTGTTGCCTCTACTAAGTCTAGTATGTTTATTCCTGCCATTTTATATATCACTCAATTTAGTATATGTTGTACTTATATCAGCAGTATCAGTCCATATTTCCTTATCCTCTCCATGACTATACACCAAATAGTCTGTATTACCCTCTGTCATTAATTCTTCTCTGTATCCTTCTGTAACAAGCCTTATTAAACCACCAAAGAACCCCCAATTAGTATCACTATCTACCCCATCTACAAAAGCACTCTCTCTTCCCTGCTTTGTCAATTCTTTTCCATCTTGTGTTAGTAACGCTCTTCCATCTTGTGTTGTAAGTGTATCCCCACCACTATATTTTCTGTATCCCGTTACCTTGTCTTGAATATCTGTCCAGTTTGTCATTATAAGCCTCCATACTCATCTACAAGGGAGATTGTCCCACCACTATCAAGATTTCTCTCTACAATGTTGTTCTCCATCTCGTCTAGCCCCATGTTAAACTGTGCCATTAAGTTATTCCCCTCATTGGTTAGTCCTAGTGTGTATTTTCCCTTTGCACTTGCATAAAGGGTTAGTAAGTGGTCATAATCCAATGGAAGTCCTGATGTGTCATCATCTGCACTCATATCAGCAGGGTTTTCTACATAAATCATATACAACCCATCTTCAACTGATGTTGTTGGTGCTGGTCGCAGTTCAAACATATTGCCTAAAATCGTGTATTTAGGGTCTGCTTGAGAAAAAATATCTACATTAGGGTCTCCTATTTCTGTTAAGTCTATCTGGTCTACCTTAACCCTGTCCGTAGCATTGGCATATCCTACCTCTAGCCTTACAAACTTTCTAAAGTCTTGTGGTAGCGAGTAAAGAGACTGATTAGCGACTGTATCAGCCTTAGCAATCCTTAAAAAGTAGTTTTGTCCTAATGTTAGAAGTCTGTTTAACACAAGGTCTCTGGCAGTATTAAGGTCTCTTTTAACCTGCGTGCTAGTTACTGTGCTATTAGCCCCTATTGTCATATTGAGCAAATCACCTACCTCTGACTGCATTTGCGAGAATGTCATTGTATTGTCTAATCAATTAAATATATCCCCGTGCATCCTCGTATATATTTAATTATACCATATTTAGATTAACTCTCTTTGTGTGTCCTCTGGTAAAATACTCTTGTATAACTTCACTACCTCACCTGCTTCCTTTCCTAAATCTCTTTCCTTTTTGACCCACTTCTTGCCCTCTATAACCTTGTTTTGAGCCTTGCCAGACTTAATATCCTCTATTAAAGCCCTAAACTTCACCTCAAACTCTTCTTTATTCTTGTATGGATAACTGTTCTTCTCATTTACAACTAAAGAATAAGGTAACATGTTCTTAACTACACTTGGCACTCCCAATGCAGTAAACTCTGTAAACTTAACCTCACTCTTATATTCATTAAAAGGCTTGTCCTCTAATGGGATAATTGCCCCATCTAGTCCCAAAGTCTTTAATCTGTATGTATAAGCCTTGAATGGATACCATGGATATCTCGTTATTCTATCTTCAAAGTCCTTAAATTGATTTCTATAGTAACTTCCCATTATGTGTAATGTAACCTCTGGGTAATCTGCTAAAACCTTTGCTAGGGGCTCTTTTATCTCTTCCCAGTCTCCTAAGTGGCTAATTCCACCTTGCCAACCTATTCTAATCTCACCCTTTTTCTTGTCCTTTGGTATAAACTCTCCCTCAGGATACAAGTCAAAATTAAGCGCATTGTGTACAATTCCTGTTTTAACATCTCTACTTCCAAACTGTTTGTAAAAGTCTAACAGTTTTTGTACTGGAGAGGTAATTAAATCAGCACTTGCTAATATATAAAGCAGGTTCATTTGACCACTTAAGTTTTTGTATCTGTTAAATCCCTCTGTTAAACCTGTAACCCATATTGGCTTGAGATTTCCATTTACTAATGCCCATGCATCTTCTGTTCCAAACTCTTTGTAATGCTCTGAAGTAGGTAACACTTCCATTGTGTTATCATCATGGTCAAAGACTATCTTCTTATTGGGGTCTATCTCTTCTTTTATCAACTTAATATACTCATAATCACCTAACCTGCCCACAATTACATCAGAAGATTTTATCAATTCCATCTGTTTGTCCACTGGTTCTTTTCCATCCATTAAATAGCTCTTAACATCATCTCTAAACTTAAAGGCTTCATCAAACTGTCTAATCCTATACCAGCCACAACCCCCTTCATCTGTAGGTAAAAACAAGACCTGAAGTGGTCTTTTTCCTTTTGTTTTTGATTTCTTGGACATAATATCCTCGTTATAATTTAGATTGTTTTAGGATCTACTGTTAAACACATTCTGCCTTGTTCATCTTTAACAAATGCTTCCTTAAACTTAGCAGGATTAGTTATAACATCATCTCCCCATATTTTTCTAGCTACATAATACATCTCTTTGGGAATAACAGCCTCAAGCCTCCAGTCTCTACTCTTACTAAAACCATCAGATTTAACTCTCATTCTAGCATTATGCTCAAATACTCCCCCAAAGCCTTCCTCTAGACCTCTGTGCATTTTAGCCTTTCTCCTTTTCTCAAGTTGCTTACTTATTGCCTGTGCTAGTATTGCTTCCTGCTCTTTGTTCTTAGGTGCTAACTTCTGCAAGATTTCTAAAACCTCTTCTTTACTCTTACCTGTTATCTTTCTTCCTTGTGGGTCTACTATTTCCATATCTATATTATACCATTTAACAAAAGAGAGGGACTAACGCCCCTCCCAATTGCACTACTTGGTAATTGAACTAGTTTGTTTTTAACCCAGTTGCCTTACCGTTCATAGCTTCTGCCCTAGCCTCTAAGGTCAGTTCACCAATCAAGACTCCATTCTTTGCATCAGCAGTCTCTGGAGTATCTATCTTTTTAACTGGTCTTAGTTGTGCTACAGCCCACATGTCTTTCTGCAAGACTGTAAGTGTGTCATCAGGAATCTGACTATCACCCTCAACAACTAACCTACCAAATGGTGAGGAATAGACCAACATAGCAGATGTAAACTCTTTGTTTCCATCGTTATATGACCTCATTCCACTCATAAGTTGAGCTAGTTTGTTTACTTGTGTGTAAGAACCGAGTAACCACTCTGGTCTTCCACCGTTAGAGTAACAATCCTGAATCAATTTGTTTAACTCACCCTCTGAGATATTCCTTCCACTTCCACTTCCACCGTATCCTGTTGATACATTTGTGGTTATGAATGCAAGAATACCCTTTAACTTTCTAGCAGTTCCAGAAGCCCCAGATGCACCAGTACCATTGACAAGAGCTTTCTCAATGTCTCTTCCAATGGCCTCTAGCGCAACCTGAACCCTGAATGCATACTCATCTTCCATTCCTGCAGGATCTACTGCCTGTTGAGTATTGGATACTTGGAATGTCTTTCTAAAAATCTGAGTGTAGTTAGAAAGTCTCTGAGGTGCGGTTAATGTGCCATAGGTATATGTATCACCCTCAATCTGTGCATTGTCTGCAGCAGTATCGTGAGTATATGTACTCCACTCGTGAATAGTATTCTTTGCAGATACTTTCCTAAGCTTTGAGTACACAGGTGTAGTCATATCACCGATTTTTGTCAAAACGTCGGTCAAATCTTCATGATTTGTTTTTGCGTTGTATGTCTGATATACAGCCATTTTAGTAATTCTAATAATTAAAAGTCCTCAATAACAAAGACCCAACAGTCCTAAAAGCACAGCGACTATTTACGCCTTCCCAATGTCTTTACAACGCCTAAAAGTTAAGACTTTGGCATTGGTGCATGCTTTTTAAGAAACTGTACAAAGTCTCTTGTTTTTGCAGCAGCTTCAAGTTCTGAACTTCTGGTATCATCTACCTGATTCATTCCTCCCTGCTGCTTCTCAGAATATGTAGAACTTCTCTGTTGCTTTGCCTTTGCCTCTGCTATCTGATCTAAGTACTTCAATTTGTAAGCCGTCTCAGGATCAGATACATACTGCCCTTGCTGTGCAAGTTCGTCCATGTATGCGGCAATCTCGGTTGCAACAAACTTAGGCATACCATCTTTCCCATCATACTTGCCTTCTAAACGGTTGCACTCAGAGATAAACATGTTTGCTGCTTTCTCTTCCTGCAAAATCCTTTCTTGCTCTTCCTTTGTAACAAAGCCCAACTTTTTTAAGGTCTCCTTAGCAACTTCTAATTGTTGCTGTTGAGCTAGTTCATCAGGAGACATACTAGCAAGTCTCTGGGCTTCCTCCTGTTGCCTTCTTAGTTCTGCTAATTCTGCTTCGTACTTCTTCGCTTTCTCATTGACCTCAGCAAATCTCTCGTAGGGGATTACCTTGGGGATTACCTTAGTCTCTGGTTTAGCTTCAGTACCCTGTTCTACCTCTTCGGAGATTAACGCCTTCTCTGGCGACTCAATAGAAGTATCTTCAGTTGCTTGTTCTACAGGTGCTGATTCTGTAACGGAAGCATCCGTTGTGTTTACAGCAATAGAGTTTGTGTCCTCCATAATCTTACCCACATTTTAACGACTTCTGTGTCGTACGGGTTTTTACAATTTATTTATAAAGAGCTAGTAGATTATCTCTACTGTGCAACAGGCCGAGGATGGACCTGCTGCATACTAAAGACAATCTCTTACTTAATTATAACACATTCGTAATACCTACACCTGTAACTCTATTCCTTCTGGTAATGGTGCGTTAGGGTCTATTCCTTCTAATCCTTCTGGCATTCCTTGTGGTAATCCCTGTGGTGTCTGCTCTTGTACTATTCTTTCTTGCTCTACCTTAGGGTCAATACCCAAGTTTTCTAGTAGGGTCTGTCTGCTAACATCTCCACCTGCTCTTAAAGTCATTAGAATGTCTCTCTTCGCCTCTTTCGTGTGTGCTACACCACTTGTTATCTTTACCTTAACCTCTGGGTTTGCTGGTATGCTTACAACCTTTACAAGTCTTTCCATATCCTTTGGCTCTAATCCACCACCCAATATTCCGTAATACTCCCCACTTGAAGCTCTAAATGGCTTTGTAAGTAACTGATACTCATATCCTAGATTCAATATGTCCTCTCCTAGTTTTGCCAAAGTATTAGCTAGATTATTGACTAAGTCTGATAACTGGTTAAAGTTAGAAGCAATCAGGGTCTCAATAGCAATACCACTTTTTACCCCTGTTGGTGTTTGTCCTATAAAGGCTTCGTTAGCAGCCCCAATTAATTGTATGTATGTACCTAAGGCGTTAATCTGTCTGTCTACATCACTTCCCATTGGAGGTGTAGGCAGAAACTCTGGTTTGAACCCTGCCTTATAGTAAATCTTTTCTCCGTTCTGATTAGTAACACTCTTTACTCCAGCACCCTTAGGGATAAGTAATCTTCCTTTGTTAATAAGAATATTATACTCAAGTCTGGAAGTCTCTAAATAGTTAGCTGCTTTGTTGAGTGGTACTATGTTCTTTACCCAACCCTCACCATAAATACCACCTACATTTATATCGGGCTGATAAATCTCAAAAGGCAACTTCTTAAAGGTTGTTAACTCATTCCTTAAAATCTCATTGCTCTGTGGGCTTGTAGTTATTACTCTTATCCCCTCTTTGGTTACAAACCAGCCTTCGTGTAATATCACATTCTTGCTTGTATTGCTGATATTGTTCTCATTGTTAAGTATAAGATTCTTATAATCACTCTCACTTAAAGTAGAAGTTGTTGTTAAGTTCTCTACCACCTTTTTATCATAGTTAGGATTATCAACTAGTAACTCATAAGGCTTACTCATAACTTTAATCACATACCTAGCGTCATCCATGCTTGTACAATATGGGTCAATGTAAGTATCAAATGGGTCTAAGGTTTCTATCCAAGCATTTCCCTCGCCATTGTCCAGCCTGTCATCATAGCCATACTGGAATATTCCTAGTCCGTAAAGTAATCCATAAAGTAAAGCTTTGTTTACCTTCTCTTCTAAATTGAGCTTATCATACTGGAAAGCTAAATACTCTCCTAATATCCTTGAAGTGTCGTTGTCCAGCTCTCCATAAGGCAAGGCATCTACATCCCAAGTTGGGTTAGCCTTCATCACAGCATTTCTAATAGCTCTACAAACCATATAGGTGTGATTAATGTAAAATGTAAGTGGATTTCTAACATCTTTTATGAATGTTCCCGTTGTTTTGTCATACTTGAGGTTCTGGTATCCCTTGTAATACATGTAATTAACAAACCATTGAAGTTCAACATTAGTACCCCTCCAGTTTCTGCTCTCATCAAACTTTTCTTTAGTATAGGACAACCAATATTCTTTGTCGTACTTCTCTTTACGACCCTTCTCCTCGTAATCCTGAGCTGTGCTTCTTGCCATTTGTATATCAAACTAGATTAATAATCCTCGTTCTTTATTTCTTATTATTAAAAGTCTTCTCCATTGCTTCTTGAATAACTGTATCCATGTTTTCTAAATCCACTAGATTACTAGTATCTTCTATTTCTTCTTCTTCGGGTTTTTCTCCATAAGTAGTAAACTCTGGTAAATCCCTTGCTTTAAGTAATTTTTGTAACTCTTTTCTCTCACTAGAGCCTGTTATTATCTGCAAGGAGGCTATAACTCCAAGAGCTACTACTGCTATACCAAGTAAAATACACAAAACTATGACTGTTGTTTCCATATATACAATTATAACATATTAGATAAAACTGTCCCCTGACATTAAATTGTCTATAGACTCGTTAATATCAACTTCGTCATCATCTTCCTCTTTTTCCAGTTCTCCATATATGTTAACTTTAGGGTGTTCAAAGTAGTCTGGTCTTGAATGCACAACATACCTTAAAGCATCGCACTCGTCATCTCCTAGCTTAAACGGCTCACTTCTACTAGTATCCTTTTCTTCGTTCCACTTTCTCCAATGATAGTTGTTCAATTCTTCAATTAAGTTTTTACATCTTTTTGATATAAACAGCTTGTTTTCTCTAAACATTCTAGTTACCCTGTTAATACCAGCCATAACATCATTGTTTGCAGGAACAAATCCCCAACCCTCCTCTTGTAATTGGAACATCATACTTTGCCCACTTGTCTGCTGTGTTCCCTTACTTGCTGGGTCAATAACAAACATTTGTATATCCTGCTCTCTTAACCCATTTCTAATAAGCATTCCATTTAACTGATTACTAATGTCTTTGGCTGTTAGAAACTGCTCTCTAAACTCATCAATAACAAACAGGTTTCCATTGATATCTTCTTTAATCAAAAGACCTGCAGTAGGGTGATTCCAGCCCACATCTAATCCTACAAAGTATATGTCTGTTACTGCTCTCTCGCTCTCCCTACAATGTCTTAACTCATTAAAGTCTGGATATATAAGTCCTTCAAACTTCTCAAAAGAAGCTAAATACTCCTGTTTAAACATCATATCACTTAAATCTTTTCTTGCCTGTTCTACTAAACCTTTGTCAATATATGGATTATCTAGTGTAGTAAACTTCCATGCTTCAAATCCAGGCTCTTTCTGTATAGCAGGTTTATAAAATGTCTCGTACACCCAATCATATCCTTGCGGTGTTGTTGTTACCCACGCCACACCATTCTTATCTGTTAGTGCAGGATAAATTACTTCCCACACCTGCTTACTCATAAAACAAGCCTCATCTAACCATACCCAGTCCAAACCTACCCCTCTTAACCTATCTGGATTCTCACCACTTCTCAAAGTTATTGTACTCCCATTCTTAAACTCTAGTCTGTTATCTGACTTATTCCAACTTTTAATAACCTCTGGGTCACACCAATCCATCAATACTGGTATGTTAATGTCTTTTAACATCTGATAAGTTGGTGATATGATCCACCCACGCGTAGGTGTTTGTATCTTCTTCTTTCTATCTATACTCTCTCCATAAGCAAAAGCCAATGCCTCCATTGTTCCCGAGGTCGTTTTACCTCCACGACGACCAGCTATAAAAGCCCTGAACCTTGCATTGCTACTATGGAACATCCTTTGATATTTATGTGGTTTGTATATCTTCATCGTCCTCCCATTGAATAACTATTCCTGATGATAACTTCTCCC